ATTAAGCATTGTCAGGCAACAAATGGGCACACTAGTTTTGCTGGTGGTTACTACACACTTAATTTTAACACCTGTGTTGGAATGTGTATGTCACCTTTAATCAGTGAGACCAAGTCGCCTTATTTTGCAGCTTTCCATTTGGGTGGAATTGACAATACACCCAAGGGATGTGGAGGCACTATTTTGAGAAGTCAGATTGACAAAGCTCTTGCCAAACTTCAATCTATTCCATCCGTATTAGTTTCGGCTAGTGCGGGTACTATGGAAACAGAAAAGTATGGTGTGCAGTTTATGACATCTGATGAAATTCATGAGAAGTCTCCACTTCGACGCTTGCCAATTTTGGAAGGAAAATGCCCAAACATTGAGGTTTTTGGAACATGTCTTGGACGAGTTACGTACTACTCTGATGTAGTTACTTCTTGTATTTCAAAGCATGTTGAAGCCGTTTGTGGTATTCCTAATAAATGGGGTGCTCCTAAATTTCGTAAGGGAGACCCTTGGCACGCCTCATTGCAACACTCATGTCAGCCATCTCATGGTATTGAAGGATCTTTACTTGCTCGCGCATGCGAAGATTATTTAGAACCTTTTGAGAAATTGCTGAGTGAGTACCACGCAATGAGAACAAACACACGACCTTTGACTAGAATGGAGACAATCTGCGGAATTGATGGAAAGAAATTCGTAGATAAGATGCCTCCTAATACTTCTGTAGGTTATCCTTTATCAGGCCCAAAACGAGCTTACCTTGCATATTTGGATCCAGAAATGTTTCAGGAATTTAATTGTCCTGCAGAACTGGATGATATGTTTTGGAAAGAGTTCGATAAAGCTGAGGAAATGTATGCTCGTGGAGAGCGATATTATCCTGCTTTTAAAGCCTGTTTGAAAGATGAACCAACTAAGTTATCTAAGGATAAGGTTCGTGTGTTTCAAGCCGCACCCATTGTTTTGCAGATGATGACACGCAAATATTTCTTGCCCATTGCGAGAATTTTGTCGTTGTTCCCTGCTTTATCTGAGTGCGCCGTTGGTGTTAATTGTCAAGGACCTGATTGGTCCCATCTCTCAGAGCATATGCGCAAACATGGTAAAGATAGAATCCTTGCTGGGGATTATTCTAAGTATGATTTGCGTATGCCTGCT